ATGCATGATGTGCTTGTTTATGACGGGGGGGGTAGTGGCGGAGGTGGGGGCGGGGGTGGGGGCAGTCGCGTCATCTGGTCGATTCCTGAACGGACGTATATCCAAGGATCATTCTGGAAGTTGAACTTGTCTTTGTATCATGAAGTTCTACGTTTGGATTCGATGTTTCGAGAGATTGGGGTACGAGGTAAGTATGATCTTCAGAGTATATTTGCAGTGATGGCCTGGGGTGGGGGGTTATGTCCGTATTATGATGGGGTTTCGCGTGCTGTGACGAATTCTATGATGATCATTGGTGAGAATTTTATGCCTGGTGTGATGAATGGGCTTGGAGTGTGGGATACGAAGAATGGTGTTGGGAATCATGTGAATATGGAATCGTTGGTGGAGATGAGGTGGGAGGGCGAACGAACGATAGTGAGTGAGGGCAGGGAGGATGCGACTGAGAGATTGAGCTTTCGGACTTCGATGTACCCTGATAAAGAGGTCCATATTCTTTCATTGACATTTGATTCTTTCTTCATGAGTAATGTATGTGGATCTTCTGATTTTGCTCGATTGTTTCCATTTTTGTTGGTTTGAAAATTGCATTTTATTCAATTTTATTAAAATGCAATTTTTAAAGAAATATCAAGATACGTCGGATTTGTGTGTGATATCAATAAAATTGAAATGCTTTTTATTGATATGACGGAATACAGCGATCAAGCAACGACAACGAACGAACAACAATGAACGGACAAACGATGAACAACAACGGACGTGACGGACAGAACGGACGTGACAATCAGCTCGGCTGGCAGCAATTCAGCGATCAAATTCGACAGCGCGAGAATGAGCGTGTCGAGTTCCTGGAGGAGTGCCGCTTCAACAGGAGAGACGAACAGGACGCGAAATTCGTCGACGTGGAAGTTTCGACTCCAAGACGCCAAGCGATCAGCGGTGGTGGCGGCGCCCGCCGCGCGGTCGTGAAATTCCAACTGGCGGCGCCTACTGTGGTGGAGGAGGACACGACGACGACGACGACCCACTACGAGGTGGTTCAAAAACCGAAGACCCGAGCTGCACGCCGAGCGATGGAGGAGGAGGAAGATGAGGAGGACATGACGCCGACTGTCAATCCAAGCCCCCCCAAACGGGAGCGACGCAGCGACTACTGGGTCCAGCAAAACGACAAACGCCGAAGTGCCGCCCGCACATTCAAGATGACTTCTGCCGCCGCCATGGAGTGAACGACGAGGACGAGGACCAGGACGAGGACCGCATAAGGGTTTGGTTGAGTGGGTTACAACCAACCTTTTTTTTATTGCATTAACAAAAAGGTTGTTGGTGTTGGTGATCGTGAAGTTTTACTGTGTATATGAAAAATTGAAATGATTTTTATTGATATGACGGGGATACATTGACTCTTCAGCAATGGCTATTACACAACAACAGACACACTTGAACGAAATTATCGAGGTCCTGGCGGATGGAAAAATCACGATGGAAGAAGCGTGCTCCTTGTTTAAGGAGTGGAGCGATGAACTTGATGCTCATGATGACGATGACGATAAATTAAAAGCGTTTCAAGAGGCCATTTCATTTGCCAAGAAGGAACTTGAAGTAGGAAGTTCTCGCAACAAAGAGAGGCTTGATGTTTTGAAACAGCATGCGGACGGAAAAATCACGATGGAAGAAGTGTGTTCCTTGTTTAAAGAGTGGAGCGATGAACTTGATAATGATAAACTGAACGCGCTTTGGGATGCCGTTGACTTTGCCAAAAAGGAACTTGCACAAACGAAGGCAAAGTCGGCGGCTATTATTGCGGCTGAACTCGAGAAACTCAGGGAGTAGGTGTGTGATGTGATGTGATGTGATGTGATGTGATGTGATGTGATGTGATGTGATGTGATGTGATGTGATGTGATGTGATGTGATGTGATGTGATGTGATGTGATGTGATGTGATGTATACTTTTTTATTATGAGACGAACGATGCAGTGACTGAGGCGGTGACTGATGCAGTGACTGAGGCGGCGACTGATGCGGTTACTGAGGCAGTGACTGATGCAGTGACTGAGGCGGCGACTGAGGCGGTGACTGAGGCGGCGCCGATATTGCGCCGGAGGGCGGAGAATGGGGGCTGGATTGGTGTGGATCGACACGCCCTGTGCGTTGCCCCCGGCGTTGCCCCCGGCGTTGCCCTGTGCCCTTTTGCCCTGTGGCCACCCCCTATACACGCCCTCCTGCGTCGGGCTCCCTCTTGCGCCTTTTTTGAACCGAAACCCTCTATATATAGGTAACCGGAAATGAGTAGGAAAACCAGGAATGACTCGTAAAACGGTGCTCGATATATGGCGCGAAATGTGTGTAGAAAGACGAATGGATGTTGTTGTTTAGTGGAGTATGGGGTGTTTAGTCGTCACCGAACATATGGGGGCGGGATGTGGGGGCGGGAGTTGGCGCGTGTGCGTGTACCCATTCTTCCATTTCACGATGGCGGCGTGCGGCGATGGAGCGTGCGAGTGGTGTTTTGATGAATTCGGTTGCGAGTCTGAGGAGTTTCTCGTGCGCGTGTTTGTAGACGTCAGCGATGACTTGCTGGGGGGTGAATGATGGGTTTGCTTCAGTTGTGTACTCGACGGCACGCTGGATGCCGATCTTTCCGATTGCTTCGAGTTTGTCTGCGTCGGAGACGATGTCGCGGATTTGGGAGTAGTACGCGCCGAGGATGGCTGGGAAGTTGAGGGGGGTACCTGCGAGGATTGCTTTGTTTTCAGTGCTGAATGAAACGTACTTGATGACATGTTTGATCTCTTGGTAGTTCCAGATGTTGGCGGCGCCGAACTCGTCGAGTCTTTGTTCGAGTGTTCCGTCATGGTCGTACTTGTGGTCAGCGATGTCGTGGAGCCAAGCTGCGGTGATGGCGTCGAGCATGAGATGGCCTGATTCGTCGTTGAAGTCTTGTTCGACGATGTATCTGGTCATTTCCGCGACTGCCTTCATGTGCGCGTGGCCGTGTGAGTCATCTCTGCCTTTGCAAGTCTCCTTGACGAAGTCGGAGAGGAGGTTCCAGCGGTCTTGGATGGCGGTTTGGGAGCTGGATGTCTTGTGAAGGAGTTCAGAGACACGGTAGGAGGCGGCGATGGATGTCATTGTTGTTGTCTGATGGTTGCTTGGGAGCTACTTAGATTGTGGATGCGCGCGGTGTTTAAATAGTGCCCACCCCCGCTGGTGGCGCATGTGGTCTGGATGACCCCCGGCTGGGTGACCTCTGACCCCATGGGCTGGGTGACCATGACGTCTGGCTATGGGTGACCCCTGACCCCCTCGGCTGGGTGACCCTGGTGTCCTTGCTATGGGTGACCATGACCCTCCTTGGGTGACCCCCCTCCTGGATGAGGTCATGACGTCGCGCCGACGGGGGGTGGGGTGGGGGGAGTGGCGGTGGCGGCGCGCATCCAAAAAAATTGAAATGCTTTCTCTTACTACCACTGAAGACATCATCAGATATCCTCATCAGAGACTATGGCTTATTACAAGAACGAAGAGTACCGCAGCGAGGCTGAAATGAAAAGACAAGGTATGTGTGAGGCAGATAAGGCTGCCCAGCGTGAGTTGAACTGGGACATCCGACTTGAGCACTATGCGAAGAACAGTCAGGATCTGAAGAATTGTGCTCAGTTTCGGAAGATGGTTGACAACTGGGCTGAGAGTTTTGACTTCCCTTCCCCCGGTGTGCCTACACTTCAGATGCTTCACATTCTGAAGCTTGCGCGTGAAAATGGCATTCGGTCCGATATGCTCAGCCAGTTTGCTCGTGCTGAAGAAGACCTTCTTGCGGAGCGCCCTGGCTTTGTCAGCCCTGCCGCGGTTCCCTTCAACACTGAAAAAAAAAACAAACTCTGCATTGCAGCGATGAAGGCTTGTGTTGAAAGGCGTGAAAAGAAGGCTGCTGCCGTGTTGGCTCGTGCTTCTGGCAAGGTTGCTGCTGCTGAGAAGCGCGCTGCTGACGAAGCTGCGTGGCAGGCTGCAGTGAGAAAAGGGCGCGAAGTGATCGAGAAGAAGATTGCCAGTGCGCGTAAAGCGATGGGTGTGCGCAAAAACGAACCCAACCCGGCGTCGATTTGCACCATGATCTCGCAGTGGGAGTTTGAAATGAACGTCGAGCTCTATGCTCAGCGTATGCGTAAGTAAATGTGTGTGTGATGTGTGACCCCCAAAAAAACAAAATACAAGCGGTGTGTGTGATGTGTGACATGTGACCCCAAAATAAAAACAAAATACAAGCGGTGTTTTTTATTGACATGTGTAAACCCTGTGCCTGGATGACCCCCCCTGGATGACCCCCTGGATGACCCCCCTGGATGACCCCCCTGGATGACCCCCCCTCATCCTCGAATGCTGATGTATATATTGCCCTGTGAAATCATTGCACACCCTTATCCACCACCCCTAAAAAAGCTTACGGTAATATGTAACCGGAAATGAGTAGGATAACGTTTATTGAATCTGAAAGCAATAAATGAATATATGTGTTTTTCATTGGGCGGTGTTTGCAATGAGCCATTTTTCCATTTCTTCGTGTTCTTTCTGTGCGATGGCGCGCGCGGTGGGTGTTCTGATGAATTGGGTCGCGAGTTTGACGAGTTTCTCGTCGTAAATTTTGCGGACTTCCGCGATGACTTGTGTGCGCGTGAACGTCGGGTTTGTGTCTGTGTTGTATGTGAGTGATCGTTCCATTCCTTTCACGCCGATCGACTCGAGCTTGTCGGCATCGCTGACGATGTCTCTGATTTGGGAGTAGTAAAAGCCGAGGATTTGCTTGAAGTCGAGTGGCGTACCTGCGAGGATTGCTTTGTGTTCAGTGCTGTATGAAACGTACTTGATGACTTCTTTGATCTCGGCGTAGTTGGGGATGTTGGCGTTGCCGAATGCGTCGAGTCTTTGTTCAAGTGTGCCGTCGTAGTCGTACTTGTGGTCTGCGACATCATGAAGCCAAGCGGCAGTGATTGTGTCGAGCATGAGCGTTCCGTCTTTGTCGTAGAAGTCGACGAACAGGAGGTACGCAGACGTTTCGGCGACTGCCTTCATGTGTGCGTGTCCGTGTGTGTCGCTTCTTCCTGCACATGTTGTCAGAACAAAATCGGAGAGGAGTTGCCAGCGTTGTTCGATGTCACGGCGCATGTCGGATGCGGAGATGGCTGATGTCATTGGATGTCTGATGTTTCTTGAATGCTAATTAGATCATGGGTGGGCGAGGTGCTTAAATAGTGCCCACCCCCCGTGTGCGCGTGTGGGCCTGGGTGACCCTAGCCTGGGTGACCCCCTCTTGGATGACCCCTCATGGGCTGTATGATTGTTATTGCATACTACAGTCGTCATGCTATCATCGTACACTGGGGGTCACCCAAGGGGGGTCACCCAAGGGGGGTCACCCAAGGGGGGTCACCCAAGCACCGCACACGCACCGGTCGGGCACTATTTAAGCACCAGCGCCCATCTACCATCTAACTAGGCTTTCGAGCAATCATCAAGACATCAGATATCAATGGCGTACTACAAACAAGAAAAATATTGCAGCGAGAAGAATATGAGTGGGTGGAGTGTTGATCGCAAAGCGAGACAGCGTGAGTTGAATTGGAATCTGCGTCTTGAGCATTACGCGTTCCACAACCCCGCGATGTTCGTGAAGATGACCGACGAATGGGCTTCGCGGTTAAGCTTCCCTTACGCGGCCGATGTTGAGGGCGACATTCTTCGCATTCTCTACATTTCGAGACAAAACGGCATTCTATCGCGTACGATGGAATCGTTCGGTCGCGTGGAAGAAGCGGTTCTTCACGAATTGTATGGGGTAGAGGAAGAGAGGAGAACGCACTCGTTGGACTGCTAAGTACATGCTAACCAATGTGTAACCTATGTGACTTGTGACACAAAATAAAAACAAAATACAAGCTCTGTGTGTGTGATTTTTGATGGATGACCTCTCTGGATGACCTCTCCTGGATGACCTCTCTGGATGACCTCTCCTGGATGACCTCTCTGGATGACCTCTCTGGATGACCTCTCCTGGATGACCTCTCTGGATGACCTCTGTCTGGATGACCGCGGTCATGACGGGTGAGTGGTGGGGTGGGGTGGGGGAGTGGCGGTGGCGGCCGCGCATCCAAAAAATGAAATACTTTTACACATAATGTAAATCCTGCATCAGAGACTCCCGAACTACCATGACCGCCACTTCTACTAACTACTGGAATGCCACTGCGGCTTCTACCGTTGCTACCTGTGTTGTCACCCGTCCCCGCCATACTCCCGGAATCAAGCTTACTCACGAAGAGCGTATTGCGAAGAATGATCAGCACAAATTCGGCCTGTGCTGCGACTGTGATGCCGGCCTTGACGACCGCGCGGACTTCGTCCTCAGGAAACACTTCTTCACGCGCCTTTTGTGTAACGACTGCTCCGCGTATTACACCGAGGCGTGTACTGCCCTCCGCGTTCGACGACTTCTCGCCGCAATTAACCACCCCGAGGTGTGTACCGCCCTACGCGTTCAACGACTTCTCGCCAAAATGAATCACTGCGAAGTAGACTCCAACAAGGGGGGTGGCGAAGACGGCGATGACTACGAAGAAGGCCGTGAACCCGAAAAGAGTGCCCCCGACTGTGAACCCGAAAAGGTTGTCTATTGACACGTGACACAAATAAACACAACATACAATCTGTCTCTGCGTTTTGACATGTGACCACACACACATTTTCCAATTTTTTTCACTTTTATCATGATCTACCGATTAACCGAGTCGTTTGAATAAAATTGAAATGCTTTTTCTACATTTGTCCAGATGGTAGCGACCTGACTCAGAGACAACCGAACGAACAACTACGATGACTACCAACGCTACGAACTACTGGACTGCCACTGCCACCGCTACTACCGTGATGGCTGCCGAAAAGCACACTCCCGGCTTCAAACTGACTGAAGAGGAGCGCGCGAAGAAGCATGACCAACACAAATTCGGCCTGTGCTGCAGCTGTGACAACGGCCTTGACGACCGCGCCGACTTCATCTGCGACGCGAGCGGTCTCATGTGCAATGCATGCTGCGAGTACTACACCGGAGGCGACGGTTACTGAAGACCCGAAGACTCGAAGACCTTGATGTATGACATATGATGATGACCTGTGACCAAAAAAACAAAACAAAATACAAGCGGTGTGTGTTTTTTTTCATCACATGTAGTGTGACATGTTGTCAATAAAATTGAAATGCTTTTTTACATTATGTCGGATTGCATGGATACACAGACTTCAGATAATCATGACTCGTTCTTTTGGTGGACTCTATGCTCGCAGACTTCATGGACCTTCTCGTTTCGTCTGGACTCAGGAATCTCTCGGTATCATCATTCGCGGACTCTTCCAATTTCATCGTGGCGGGCCACGACTTCCTCTTCACAAGATCGCGCCTCATCTTCGTTCGCTCATTCGTGAACATGTGAAGAGTTTTGTGTGTGCTTCTCACGGCCATTCCAACTTTTCAGAAGATCATTTCGAGAGAATTTGTGCTCGTTGGATTCGTCTCCCTTCACTCGCTGCGGTTCTTTTGAAACTTCAAGAATGTTCCGCAATCGCATCTTTGGTCGGCAGTTCATCGGCCACCTATGAATCCTTACGTGTTGATGGTTTCATCTCTGAAATCATCTACTCTGCATTCACTCATCAAATCTCTCGGATTCAAGATTCCCATTCCGGCTGTCGATTGTCTGTCCTTCCTGCCATTCCGCGGCCATGTGATCAGCCATCTTGGGGCAGTTGTTTCTACTGTGGCTCTGGACTTACCGACAAAATCGACCTCAATTTGCTTCCCAAGTGCGAATGTATCGGTCAGCTGGCGCAAGGTGAGGATGTTTGTGTGTGTTCTTCGTGTGTTGATGAAATCGCTGATCACTAGGGGGTTCCGCCCAGTGACGACGGTAACGGAGGGGAACGGAGGGGGAATGGAGTGGAAATCCGCCGTCTATATTTACCCTTTACGCTTCGCCGGTCGAATCTTACGGCAGGGGCGCCCGGTTCGACCTTTTTTTTGGGTTTGAATTCGGATGTTCGAGAGATTTCCATGATCCGTAGGTTTTCTATGATTTCTAATAAAATTGAAATGATTTTCACCTATATCCTATATATCACCAACGCGTGATTCACAGTTACGCTACGGTTCGTCGAGATGCCGACGCTAACTGCATCAACCAGAATGGCGCAAGGGGGGCGCAAAGGCAGTTGAATCGATATCACTAGCCACTTTCTGGGGTTGATTTAACCAAGGGGAATCGATATCTCCTTTATCGACTTTTTTTATGTATGAGGCATCAATGTCTACAACTTGCGTTTGCTCTATCCTTTTTATCCGCTTTAGATCATGAGTTCGAGAGATTTGGTTATTTGAATACTCTTTCTAGTAAATCTCTCGACATTCCATTTTTAAACTGTTCTATCTTGCCAGAAAGATCCTTTGCATTCAGAATCACATCCGGTTTGTTGCGCCCTTTTTATTCCTTTACATTCCATCGTTCGACAGATTTTTGTTGGTTTGGGGGTTCAGACCCCATACGACGGTACTATATCATCCCCGTCTATTCTCACTCTTTGCTCATTCGCTTCGCTCATCTCGCCGCTATCGCCGGTCCATTCTTACGGCGGCGCCCCCGCCCCACTGATATCGGGTAACTGGAAATGAGTGACATAACCATCCATGGCTCGTATTATGGTCTCGATATATTGCAGTGGATTTTCATATTGCCAACAACGCGTTTAACGCTATTAAAAGCATTAAACGAATTAAATTGTTGGAAAAACAATTTGTCATTGATAAAGATTATAAATTATTGCTCACGAAGCCGGGTAAGCAATCCGACCACACCAGAGGTGGTCACAATAAAGAAATATTCATGTTGAATGTTTCTACATTCAAGAAATTCTGTTTAAAAGCCGGAACAATTATACACCCTCATCACCCCTTAACTAAACATACTTAAAGACAAATGCCTATATCATATGATGACGTCATGGGTTGGTTATGACTTCATACTATATATTTTTAATTTTCACACTTTTATCATGATCCGTCATTTTCCATTGATTTCCAATAAAATTGAAACTCATTTATCATTATCCTACTTATATCACCAATCGTGTCTCTAATGTAACGCGATTCGGTCCTGGCGAGGCTTTAATGTACTTCGTCTGTGTTCTACCGGTGTGGCGCAGGGGAAGCGCGCGGGGCTCATAACTCCGAGGTCAGGTGTTCGAATCACCTCACCGGTATTATTCAATTCGCCAGCTTTACAGAAGCTGGTCGTCATATGCTAAGTGACGTTAAACACAGCAACCCTTTACCGGTGTGGCGCAGAGGAAGCGCGCGGGGCTCATAACTCCGAGGACACCTGATCGAAACGGGTCACCGGTATTTATCATCATTTCGCATCGGTGCATTAAGGCACTTGAGCACTTTAACACCTCTTTAGCTCAGTGGCAGAGCGCCAGGCTCATAACTTGGAGGTCGGTGGATCAAAACCCCCAAGAGGCATTATTTCAATTCGCCTGGTTTGCAGAACCTGGTCGTCGAGCTGCCGACGTTAAACTCAGTCAAACCCTTTACCGGTGTGGCGCAGCGGCAGCGCGCGAGGCTCATAACCTCGAGGACACCTGATCGAGACGGGTCACCGGTATTATTTCAATTCGCCTGCTTTACAGAAGCCGGTCGTCATATGCTAAGTGACGTTAAACACAGCAACCACTTAACCGGCATGGCGCAGAGGCAGCGCGCAGGACTCATAATCCTGAGGTCACTCGATCGAGACGAGTTGCCGGTATTCTTTCAATTCGCCTGGTTTACAGAATCAGGCCGTCAAGCTGGACGTTAAACGGAGCAACACACTCACTCGCCGGTGTAGCTCAGCGGAAGAGCGCCTAAAACACCGTCTCCTACCTCATTGACTCACTCGGGTCCGATTTGGGGATGGTTATTCCGCTCATAACGGGGAGGACGTAGGATCGAAACCTACCGCCGGCATTCTTCACTTCGCCACTTTATCAGAAGCGGCCATCTGTGCTCTATTGCACTATCAACTTGTATTCTCCCCTGTAGCTCAGCGGCAGAGCGTCTAACACACCGTCCCCTCCTTCTTTACCCTATGGGTACGACTCGGGGATGGTTATCGCCTTATAAGCGGAAGGTCACAGGATCGAAACCTGTCGGGGGAAATCGTGGTTCAATAAACCACTCATTTTTTTTTACTGCATCTATTCAGTAAAAAAAACATTTTATTTCTTTTCACTCGGTCACATGTCACTCGCTTTACTCCACCTCGATCGAGCTCGTCTCCTCGTTCCATCTTCCAATCTCCTCGCTCGTCTCGATGTCGTACACCACGCCCTTTGTTGATCGCAGGTACTTCACTCCGTCGTACTCGATCTCTTCCACTTCAACCTCCTCGTCTTCTTCTGTCGCTGTCACTGCTGCTGGCATCTCACGCTCCAACTCTTGCGTCAGTTCCGGCTCGTGTACTTCCACCACGGCTGCTGCTGCTGCAGGGGCCTTCTTCTTTGAGGCGGCGGCTTTCTTCGCCTTCGGCTTCTCGGTCACTGCATCGGACATCGTCTCTTCGGTCTCTTTCGTGGCGGCTTTCTTCTTCGGAGCTGCCTTCGCCTTCGGAGCTGCCTTCGCCTTCTCTTCTCCTTCGGTCACATCTCCTCCTGCAGCTGCTGCAGCTTCGGCTTTCTTCTTGGGGGCGGCTGCTTTCTTCGCCTTCGGCTTCTCTTCTTTCACTTCAGTCACAGTCACAGTCACAACTTCATCATCTGTTGTCACGGCGGCTGCTGCTTCAGTGATTGATGCTTCGGTGGCGGCGGCGGCGGCAGTGGCTTTCTTCTTTGGGGCCGCTTTCGCTTTTTTTGGCTTTTCTTCCTCACCTTCCGTTTTCTCCGTCGCCTTCTTACCTCCTTTCTTCGTAGTCGGCTTCGTCTTCAGCAGTTCCTTCAGAGCACTCACCTCTCTCTCCAGGCCCTCCAGCTCTTCTCTCATCTCATTCCTCATTTCCTCCTCACTCTTTCCCGTCATCTTCGCCATCGTTCTCAGTACGCTTTCCATCTTCTTATTCTCTTTGCTTGATCGCTTCCTTCTATTCTTTCCTTCTTTATCATTTCAATTTTTTCCATTTCTCTCTTTCTTTTCTCTCTTCTTGCTTTTTCTTTTCTTCGGACTTTCTTTTCTTCCGGGACGACTCTCAGCGCCGGCGGCGGGTTCTATTTCTACGGCGTGGCGGGAACATATTTGAATATTAATTTATTAAAACTTTCCCAATCATCATATAGAACAGCATTCGTCAAATCTATCCAATTCCGCAAAGCAATTCTTTTTAATTCAGGTGTCCTATTCGATATATTTAATTCGTGTAATTTAATAGATGGTTTCAGTTCAGCTAATAATTCAATACCGATCCATTCGGAATATATTGGGTGATGCCCCAAAATTATTTTAGATTGGCTTTGTAAATAATCACGACTACTTACCATAATTGTTTTGTATATATCACTTATGGTATTCACATCCTCTAATGTTATTGCATCGGATAATTGTTTGTGATAATCAGTATTATATGATGACCATATGAAGTCATCAATATCTAAAAATAAAGCTGGGTATTTGTTTACTAGTGTGGTTTTACCGCCACCTCCACAAATAACTATCAGTGGCATCGTATACTATACTCACGTAAAAATAATATTCGAGTGATTGATAAAATAGAATACTTATTTATTACTACATACTATTCAGTTCTCCATAGAACGCTTTCACGCGCTTATTCACCATGATCTTCGTAACATCGTAACTCATGATACTCATTCCCTCTAATGATTTGATTCGTGACAGTGCAACGTAACTCTGTCCGGCTTCAAATACCCCAGATCCAATATCAATGATACAGCGTTCCAGTGTCGCGCCCTGACTTTTGTGTATCGTGATTGCCCAAGACAGAATGAGAGGAATCTGTGATACACCAATTCCTGGTATATTTTCACTGACCCATGTATGATAGTTCACCGTCATCTCAAGCCCATTATTGAACCGAACAACTGGTAATGGCGGAGTAGTTCCTGTTGGATTATCTACCATTCGTACAATGACCCCCTGGCTTCCATTACATATCGGGGTCGCGGATGTCGTCACCGACTCTTCCATATTCACTACACACATCACTTGAGCACCAACCCTCAGATGTACGGTATCATCACAAAGAATACTGTTCTTCAACGAAAATAGTTCCGCCGTTATTCGTTCTTGTGACTGAGATGCGCGCAGTTGTCTCTCCTTATCAGATAACGGGAGGTCGGTTATATATTTGAGTTCATATTTGTAGGTAGGGCTATCTGGATCCAAAATCGTAAGTTTCTCCATTTCAAGACGGTTGATTTCATCGACGCGTGACCGGGTGGCGTAGAGTATCGTAGGTTTTGTCTGAGGCGTACCATCTTCAGATACGTCTGGCAATACAACTCCGACGCGTGACCGGAGGATTTCATCGGTTCGACGCGTAATGCGACCCTCGCGCACCTGGTTCAATATTTGGCAATACACCGGATCGTTCTGCCGGAAGATTTGTTTGAGTTGGATATGGTTTTCTTTCGGAAAGGTATGAAACCAACTTTCGCTTTCAAAACAGAACCTCGAGTTATCAGGGTCCTCAGTATTGATACCAACTGGCGGTAGTTGGTAGAAATCACCACAGAAGATCAGTTGGATTCCACCAAACGGACGCGAATGGCAGTTTCGAACCGTTTTCCCGACAATGTCCAATATGTCAAATAGACGTTTCGACATCATACTTACTTCATCTACGATGAGCGTGCGCGTTTTTCGCCAGTCCTTCTTTTTGAAGAAGTTCTTGTCTACGCGTTGAACAATTCGATCAATGTCTCCATTTGCAAGCCCAATTCCAGCCCATGAGTGGATCGTTTTCGCTTTACAATCCAACATGACTGCAGCACACCCAGTGAGTGCGCATACTTGAATGTTGTGCTCGCGCTGGGTCGCATATTTGTAAATCTCTCGAATCAACGCAGACTTACCTGTGCCACCAGGACCGGTGATGAATACATTTTGTCCCGATTTGTATTTTTCGAATGCGAGTTTCTGTTCTGGCGACATGTGTTCTTGAAATGAATCATTTCCTGCGGGTTGTGTTTCGGATATCGGGGTGGATTCAGCTGTCAGTGCGTGTGCAGGTCCGGGTGTAATCACTGGAACTGGTGTAGGAGTTGGCTCTTCAGAAAGCTTCTTCACTACAGTTGTATACTTGCGAATATCGTGTGACAATGTTGACTTCATCTGGACGGTCGGTTGAACAATATAAAACACGGCAAATAGATTTCAATTTATCCAGTATTGAATTGCTTTATATGACACATTAAGACTGTTTTCTTTTCGCCAATTCTAATATAGAAATATTTCAGTAGTTATTATATGAACCAAATTACAACGTCGTATTCTTCACCACAAACATTATACGCTACATTAAGTGACGGCATGACCAGTACGACCAATACAATAATCAGTAATAGCGATTCTTCATCAGTCGGAGCAGTTGCACCAAATGACCATTTAGAACGAGTCAAAAAATCACAATTCATTCTGGAGAAATATCCCGATCGCGTTCCTCTGATCATACAACCATCTAAGAACGATCGAGATGCATATCCGATCGACAAATCAAAATATATAACGCCGAGAGATTTAACGTTACTTCAATTGCAGCAGATAATTCGTAGGCGTGTTCGTTTTCCCGCGGAGAAAGCACTATTCATGTTCATCAATAACAGGATATATCCGATAACGTCGATCATCGGTCAAGTGTACGACAGTAATAAAGACTCTGATGGTTTTTTATACATTACCTATTGTCAGGAGAACACATTTGGTGGCAGCGGATGACATATACACACAAGTAACATATATAGACAGAAAAGTATATATCCATACAATCTATATATGTTATCATTCCTTTCCAATATAAAAAATATAATAAGTGGAAAATTATCGAGAAGAAAGCTTTTAAAAAGGTCACGACAATATCAAGTAGTGATTATGGAATCGAATATAATACATGTAGATAACAGCGATTCAGACACCGAATCATCAACGGATACCTCCAAACTATTTACATCAACACCACCACCACCAGAGACCCCACCAGAGACCCCACCAAAGACCCCTCCACCTACACCAACAAAAACACGTTCCTTGTTTGGAAAGGAAATTGAGATTACATTTATAAAAGAAGATTATGAGTTGGAGACATTGTTAGATAGAATAAAAAACCGTTGTATCGATATAGAGAATATGCAGATTGAATGTCGGTTTGAAGAACTGATCGGTAAAATTCCAAATGTAACCGAAATTTTCAAAACAAAACTTCGGATTTTGTATATTATTATTGCGCTTGATTGTTATTCTGATTTTTTTGAAGAAAAAAAGAAATATCGTACATTGAATGGAAGTCATTACTTAGGCGTATTTCGATTTAATGATTATATTATTCGTATTGATGATTCTCCGTATAGTTTTATCAATGAAAATGATGTATTATCTGCATTAAAAACGAAGGACACTTCTTGTGAAAATATTATACTACCTTTTTTGACATATATAAACATCAAACGAGATTCAAGAAACAATATGTGTGAATGTAATACGTCAATATGTGCTTGTAAATATTATGATGGGGAAGATCATCATGAAAAAATAGATATGATGTCATTCGAAGGTAAACATTATTATCGTTCATTACGTCAAAATGCAATTTCGTTTAGTATTCAACATTACGCAAAAAATACAGAACAATTATATAATTGGATAAAGGATAATATTGGAAACAGTATTTACAATCAATTTTCAAATATACAGTATCCTTTTTTTGTTGATTTATTTCTCAAGTGTGCACAATTGGTCCGCGAAATTCATTCCGTAAATATAGTTCATGGAGATATAAAACCCGATAATATTCTTATTCGCGAACATGATAATTTCAACTTATATAACCCGATGAAGTGTAAGAATTTTACAGTCTATCTTATTGATTTTGGTTTATCTGGAATAAATGACACTGGGTATGGAACTGGTGGAACGATTCCATACTGTCATCCTGAGTTTAAAAATATACGCGATACAAATCGTTCAAGTAAATACAACTGGAAAAAACAAGAGTTAAAACATGATGTTTGGTCTCTAGGTATTCTTTTTATTACCATGTATATTTACCGTGATTTTTACAGTTATTATCATAAGTATCCTGGGTATTTTTTTACAAAAGACGGCTATGTATCATCATTAATATTAGATGTAATATCTCATCGTAAACTTAATGAATTATTTACAAGGATGCTTTCTCAAGAAGGAATATCAATTGATGAAGTATGTAACTTATTAACTTCGATGCAGGTATAATCTACAAGTTTGTAGTTGTCAAGGTAACTTCTTTTTCTGTAGACTTATAATCTGCAATCGGTACAGATGCAAGCAATGTGACTGATTCGGCTGGTTGCGTATTTGCATCACCAATAGTCGCCGTCAGGCTAGTCGTTGCCGAAGCAAGAGCAATCGATGCCGCAGTAGCCCCTGAACTCGTAATCATACTCGGTATATGAGTATTATCATCTGGCTTGAGTGCATGAGAATTCATGCTTACATTATCGCCTTTTTTCGGTATTGTTTCCGTCATTGAGTTCATAATACTATATGGATTATTACTATTTCCACGTAATGATTTTGGTAAATATTGTTCTTCAATCGATGGGGTATATTCTGGTCGTTGTGTTGCCACTGTTGAATTATTACCAGAGCTCGTATTTGTGTTCATAGTTGGACGTGTAGCAGCAGCAGCGGTGCTACTCGTTTGTGTCAGGGTGTTTCTTTGCAACTGTTGTTTCCCGATCACCCTTTTCTCAAGTGTATCACGTTTTGTATTCATATTTTGAAGACCGCTCATTACAATTTGTGGCGCAATTGAAAGTGTACTCATGTACGTCCTATATTTGAAAGAACATACACTCGTTTCAGATCCTATGAATTTTAGACTATACCACCAGTACGCCGGAATAAATATTACCATTCCTTGGTATAATTCGACCTCGAGTGTTTTTATTTTATCAAAATCATCCTGGTATTCTGGTTGAACTTTCCATGGATTAACTGGAGAACGGAATTCGAAAATATCATAATCGGTAATTGGGTACAAATATCGTGTATCCTTTGGTGGAATAAGCATGACACGAAGGCTTCCCTGTGTAACAAGAAGATAGTTTCGATAATTTACTTCATAACGCAGAGGTGTTATTGTATTCGTAGATGCCATAAAGATATCATACATACACTTTGAAACCATGTAAGGACGGAGAAAATCATCGTTCAATTGAAATGTTTTGATTAAGCCAGTTTCATCAATAAAATCCGCGTTGTTTTCACTAACGTACTTCATTTCTGTATCATTCTGCAGAACTTCATGTGCAATTTTTAGTGCTATTGGAATATACAATACAAAATCATTATCACTTCCTTTTTGTCGGTTTGTTGCGTCATCTGTATTCGTAGAAGAAGATCCTCCTGACATCGGGGTTTTAGATACGTCTCGAATATTCACATCAAATGCGCGGTAACTATTGTGGATAGCTTGGTATGATAATTGGTTAAGTAATTGCTCGTTATAATATTCGAATGTTGTCGGTTGTCGTATATCACATACTTCTTCTAAACGTTGTTTCGAAGGCTGATCTATCTCATATACTTCTAAATCATTGCTGCGTTTCAAATGAAAATGGATATGTAGATACAAAAATAAAACAATACAGAAAATTAAAATAGATTCTATTAGCATTGTAAATATGAATACTATTACATATTCATATTTATACTTCTTTCCTTTTACGAACGTAATACTTACTGAATTTCATTTACAATCAAGGATATTGGATCACTAGGAAAATGTGGGGCTGAATAATCATCGATTGGTGTAGGTGTAAAATCAATAGTCTCGGGTTCGCCGGAAGGTTCGCTTGCAGGCTCCTCCTCATTTTTTTCGTTTGATTGATTGTTGTTATCATTCGACTCAGCCACTAAACTATCATCGGATATGTCGATCTTAACTACCCCTGAATCAATCTGTATATGATTTGTTGAATCGTCTTGTGTAACTTGCAGTGAAGGAAATGTTGGACTTGTTTCACTATTGTTATCTTCACTTGTCATCTCTACTTTTTTATTATCAGAGTGTGATAATATAATTTCGGTTGTTTCAGTTTGATACAATCCATCGCTATCCAAACCGTTATCTTGGTACGTTTCCGGTTTTGTAGGTGTATTACCTTGGTTCAATAACCGAAGCAACATTGTATTCATTTCGTTCATCATTTGCTGTTGAGAATGAATTAATGTTCGAAGCTCCTGGTTCTCTTTTACCAGAGGCTCGATTTTCATAATAACTTCTGATAGATTGGTTTCAGTAACGATTTTAGTCACAATACCTTCGACGAACTCACGACTATTTGTTAAATCATTCATAACAACGTCCATGAGTAGCTCTTCCTCGTCCTCTTCCTCTTCGTCTTCGTGATCTTCATTCTGATATTGTTCGTCGTGTCGTAGTTTATTTTCTTTGGAAGACATTTTTGCGGGTGCTTGTTGCTGCTGATCAGCACTACTAAATGAGCCAGAGCCAAATCTATTCACTTTTGTCTGCAATTCGCTTAATTGTTGCACTACTTCATGAAGTACCTGGTTGTGTTCTTGCAGCTTGACATCATGTGATTTTATAATTACAATCGGCGGTGGAATAACTCCCGTATCCGATATCATCGTAACAAATGGAGTCACTTGCAATCCACCGCTATTTGATTTTTGCATTCCAATATTTGAACTTGACATTCCCTCCGTTCCCATACCAGCACCTTTATATTTCGGGTTTCTTTGTGGAACACCTCTGTCATAAATAAATTCAGGCTCAGAAATTGTTGGACCAGAAACGCTTGGTGCGAAACCTTTATGATCATATACATTCGGCGACTCTTGTTGTAGAGACTCCATTTGTTTTGCAATTGCGATCTTCTGTTTCAAAATCTGTGTCTGGATTTCATTTTGTTTATGTAGAATTTTAATTTTATCGGGAGGGATTGAACTTCCTTGTGTTTGAATCATTTTGGTACGTTCTGCCAATTGCTGTTTAATCAATTCGATATTTTCATAAATGTTCATCGGTTGTGGAGGAAATGGTTGTACAAATCTTGATTGTTCGTTTCCAAAAGAAGGTACCGCGTTAATGCCCGGTCCAGCTATTGGCACTGGAATACCATTCGGATTTTGTCCTCTATTGTAATAGGATGGAGGTGCTCCATTGCTTGCCATAGGCGCATTTGATGCTCTACGCTTTCTTGCTGCTGATAATGCTGCACTACCACTCATGAAATCAATTGTATTTACGTGTACAAAGATTATAACATGTAATAACACATTAATTCTATATTATTTTCGCATTTTCATTGATATCGGATCGTAACTTTGATAATTCAAGATTTTAAAATCTCCAAACGTATAATCGTTGATGTTTTCTCTTAAAACAGATATTTCAACCCTAGGAAATGACAATGGACGACGCAATAATTGCGGTTTCAATGCTTCAATATGATCATCGTAAATATGCGCATTTCCTAAATAATAGACGAATTCATGTGGAACTAATCCACAATGTTTGGCGAGGAGATGTGTCAAAAAGCTATAAGATGCAATATTGAAGGGTACACCTAAACCTACATCGCCGCTTCGCTGGTATAATGCGCATGAAAGGCGATTATTTTTATCAACGTTAAACTGGCATAGTACATGACATGGAGGAAGCGCCATCTCGTCGAGTTGACAGGGATTCCATGCTGACATAACCAATCGTCGTGAAAATCTCTCAACCGGGTCTTTTAATGATTTAATAATATAATCCAGCTGATCCACACCTTGTCCAGTATAATCTGTCTCATGTGTTTCATACTTTGCGTTGAAATGTCTCCACTGATGACCGTATATTGGTCCAAGATCGCCTTCGGCGTGTTGTGTTAGACCACGCGAGTCCAGGAATTCACGTGACGCATTACCATCCCATATATGAACACCTGCGCTTTGAAGTAAACGATTGTCTGTTTTTCCTTGAATAAACCATAGGAGTTCTTTGAGACAAGTTTTCCATGCCATTTGTTTCGTTGTAAGAATCGGGATATTTCCTTGATCCAGTGAAAATACCATTGCAGCGCCGAATGCTGAAATTGTATCTCCATTGCGACTCGTATGTTTTTGGTTTTGTTGCATAATCTCGTGAATGAGATTTAGGTATTGATACTCTTCATGAGGGTTGATAAATGATCTTGATGATGGAACTGGCATCGGCATTGGAACTATTGCAGGTAAAAGTCTTGGAGTCATCGAATCTTGTGGAAAAATAGGTATTTCACTTGGTGGCGTTTCTGTTTTCACTTTATCTTTATCATCACTAAGATATTCAACCTGATAATGCGGAATACTGTTAATACGGGCAAAGTTACGAAGCATGTTTATAATCTATAAAGATAGAAGTATTTAATTCGATTATTCTATTGATAATACTATTTATTTGAATCTATAAATAATATTATTCTCATTATATATACTCAATAATGGAGGCATTTGAAGAAACAGTCAAAGAAGGGTCAAAGCGTGGTAGTTCATTTGTAGACCATGTCTTTCGTTTAGACGAACAGCAACAAGGCATCTTATTAAATATTGTCCAATACACAATCATTGGATTTGTCCCAATTTTGATAATGTTATACCTAGTTCGCACATATGTCCCTGAACCGGATGATCACAAGGCGACTGTCATGATTTTAGTGGAAATCATCGGCCAAATTCTCTTTATGTTCGTGTTTATCTACTTTATTCATCGGGTTATTACGTATGTTCCGACTTACTCCGGATATAGATACAGTGAATTCAACTTCACTACTACCATTTTAGGAATATTGATGATTCTCTTGAGTATTAAGACGAAGTTGGGTGAAAAGGTTCAGATCATCGTCGAACGCGCCATCGAGCTCGTTGGTGGAGAAACGAGTTATAATGCTGCAGGAGGCGCTGCAGCCAAAGGAGCCCAAGGCGGTAATGGCGGCGCCGTTCGTATTACCCAACCATTGTCGCAACCTTACGCCGGCGGTGTTCCCGGTGGAATGGTCGGTGGTGGAATGGCGCCACCCAATCCGGTTTTAACCTCTAGTCGAAATACAGGAACAGCTGATTATGGTCTTTCACAAGCATCACAACAGACACAGCACTTCAATAGCACGTATGCGCAGAATGTCGGCGCAGGTATGCCCGGTGGGATGATGTCATTTGAACCGATAGCGGCAAATGAAGTCATCGGGTCAAAGTTTTAATTATAATACTACTATAATCGTGCATTCTTGTACATTACATTATCTTCTATTCCATTTTCTTCAATTCGTTCAATTTCAATAAAGTCATTTTCCGTGATAAACGACTTTATTTCTGCACTTGTTGGGCTATTCAGGTATTTAGAGTGAACATTTGCAGGCAAGTACATTGTATTTATGACTGGTTTAGGTTCTTCCATAATTACAAACTTTATATTTCGTAGAAGATCGCCGCATCCTTTCAAAACATTCAATTCGAACCCCTGAACATCCATACACAATAAATCAATACTAGATATATCATGTTCTTTTGCAAAATCCGATAATCGAATGACTTCGAATACTCCGGATTGTACTTGTGTTGTTTCTGCATCGATTCTCTTCAAAAATGACGATGCCCCGTCATTATCGGCAATGTATGAATAAAATGGCAAGATCTCATTCTTTTCACCCAATCCTTTCGGTGTAAATGTTATATTCGGATTATTTTCCAATTTCTGGCTACACTGTACAACTGTAAAAGGATTACATTCAAACGAGAATACATGCGCATCTTTAAATGTATTCGAGAGCATCAAACTTTCGTCTCCATATCGCGCACCTACTTCAACGATGGTTTGTACATTACAGGTGATATGTTTCAAAAACCGGGGGTCCCAATACTGACTCATTATATTAGGTCGCGTGATTCTTTTGGATTATATATATGAAAGTCTTTATTACTTCTCTATAAAAATCTCTCGTTCAACGCTTTTCATAATCTTACGTTCACCAATCGGGTCATCCTTGATTTCGTGAAGGACATTCTTTACCATCTTATGATGAAAATCCTGTAACCGGCTATTCGTCTCCCATCCCGGATGCAAATCCATCCATTTCTTTATCGCAAAGTATTCCTTATTCGCGATATCCACGAATGCCTGGCGCATCCTTGCATTCCCTTCGTCTTTTGCCCATTGATGATTATCCCGCACATAAATCGTGTCCCGCTTTTGATCTGTACAGTGTATCGGGCGTTTATATAGATCTATTTGTTTCAAACCGTCGATCATCACTTTACTTATCCCTTCCACGAGTCCTTGGTTCCGTGTATACGTTAGATCGTCCATCGTGATTTCGAGAGAATTGACAAAGTCCGAGAGATTGACCGCATCTTTACACTGTTCATTTAAGAAAAAGTTCAAATTAAACTGGTTGTTATTCGTATTATTGACGATAATATTTCGTTCCTTACTGAGTTCTACGATCTGCTTTTGCAGAGTTTTATTCTGGTCTAATAACTCGAATACAAGCGAATTAACAATCGACTTCTTGTTTCGTTTCTTGCCAATCGTAAGCGCCGAAATCATTTTCCGAATATAATCCTTCAGTTTCTCATTTTGTTCTGTGAGAAGTTCAGATACTGCTGATGATGCTGCATCAGATACACCTGTAATCGCTGACGCATCATCTACATCGTCATCGTTTGCAGACAGTTCTGATGATGACACTGATGTTGCATCGTCAAACGTCTCTTCATCTGTATCACTGCTTTCGCTCTTATAGTTATTGTATATTTGTTTTTCTGTTACATGTACACCAACTTCAGAGTCTGGAATACTTGAATAATGAAAAGTCCCCGCATTTGTGTCTTCAGCCTTTTTTTTAGATTTGAAACGATATCGGACAATCCGATTGTCGTCGTCACTGTTTACTTCATCAATCTCTCGAGAATCTGGTTCAGCCATCTCCGTATTCATCGGAATTGTCGACTTCGTCGTTGTTCTTGTCGTTGTCGTCGTAGTCGTTGTAGAAATAATCGAAACAGATACAGAATTCAATAAAGTATCGGATTGCGACGGATGATTTACAACAGACAGTTTATTCACAGATTGATTGTGTTGAAACTGAAGACAGGTTGACGTGTGTTTATAATAACTAGATCGGTGTGAGTACGATTTTTTACAAAGACATATGTATTTCCCATCCTTCGTAGCTGGCGGAGCCGCAGAACTTGGTTCATTCGCCGCGCCGCCAAAAATCTCCGCTTCAAAAACAGAGGCAGCAGCCGTTACGGCCATTTCACCGCCGAAAATATTTGGTTTAAAATCAGGAAAATTCGGAAGATCGGAATATTCATCAATTAACTTTTCAGCCATTTTTTCATCGTTCAAATTTGGTTTCATTTTCAAAATATAGAAATGCGCCCGTTCCTTTGCATGATTTTCATTGTTACAAGCACATTCTTCCAGAATTTCACAGTTCCAATTTGTCCATCCACCATTCTTTCGAATGGAATCATACAACTTTGTCTGAATAGACAGATCCAAAGTCTCGCGCTTATGCTTGTACTTCCGTTGTGTTAGATTGGTTGTTTGCGAAATATATGCGTCTGAAATCTTTGGGTTTTTACAAGTTAGTAGATAAACATACGTCTTAGAATAATCGGTGTACTTTCTCGGCATTTTCACTCGCTTAAAGTTTGTCGTCTTTTACCCCAATTTTGTCTTATTTTACCCCAAAAACTATGTATATTTTGGTATAATGTACGGCTATATTCACTCTATATACAGTGTATATTATATCTCTATTATATTTTATTGATTTGTGATCGGTAATTCATTTTACCCCAAGGGTTCGGCAACATTCGCACCATCGGTTGGTCTAAATGTTGCCATTCTCACTTGAAAAAGTGAACATCATCGTCACAGGGGTTGTCGTCTTTTGTCGTCTTTTACCCCAGTTTTGTATCCATGTTGCATTTTGACACTTTAGAGATTTTGGCAACATTTGCACCATAATCAGTCACATCACCAAAAAGTCAACGGCTATATATCCCGCTAAATGAAAAAGGGTAAAATGGTATTTTTCCAAAAATGTCCAAATCCGGGTTTGCCCGTTTTACTTTTAAAACGCGTTTTTGCGCATTTAGCCCGACGAGAGCATAAAATACATTTTTCATCACCGATACGTAAAAATGCAACGGGATCGTGATAAGAAGATTTTACGAAGACGTCATTGGCGCCATTTTGCCACCGATCGGCGCCATTCTCCCGCCACACTGACTTTTCAAAAATCTATAAGATAATGCTATATATGCTCTACTTTTCAGTAAGGATGTATACGAATGTGTGTAAAAATGGAATAGTCAGTGTCGGGTGGTGATGAGATGTTGTATCTATAATAAACAGAATTCATTGTATTTATTTATTGCGTATTGTTAATGAAGAAGACGGTAGTCGTTGATTTGGAATATATGCGGCCATCGGTGGGGGGTGGCGGTCGTAGATCGCGGTCACAGTCACGTTCGCGGTCAAAGTCTGTAAAACGGGCTACATCCCACGACTCATCTGATCATGAAGAACTGAATATTGAGGCATTATTGCATCAGTACAACGACGACAAGGATGAGACAACAAACGAAGATGACGTAAGTGAAGATTGGAGTGACGACAATATTATAGAAAGTAGCGGCAGCGGTAGCGGTAGCGAATCAGATGAATCGCCTGTCATTGAAGAACAACGAAGGCATCCAAGCGTAAAGGACACAGATTACGCGGTAAACTCTGACGATGACTTACTGCAATCTGTGCTAGATGAACCTACATTTCCGCTGGATATTAATGCGATATTATCTGCGATGAATAAAGCAGAGAATAACACGATTGCGAATATGACGATGAAAAAAATAACAGCGCGAAGGCACGAAATTCTCTCGTCATTGAATTTGACAACGGAGAAAATGGAGGAATTCGAGCGTAAATTGCACATGTACCGTGTGATTGAAAATCCATGGGATCTTAAACATAATCAATTGATTCGGTGGATTCCACTTCGTTCACTCGAAGTGCGACCCTATGTAACACTTGGAGGAACATTATTCCGTGTACGTGAAAACACAGAAGAAAAGATGCACATTGTTACGATGAGAAATATCAAGAAATTTGTATATAATATTCGCTTTGAGCTTAATGTGGTATTCCAACGGTTAAGTCAAGAGGAGCTATTGATTTTACGTGCAGTAGAATATGTAGAGGACGACGCAGATGACGTTAACCATAATTAAGTAATTTTCAACCGCTTCACAGTCTTAGTAACATCACGTGTCATTTTACCATTATTTGTTTTACATCGAAATCCATGTTGACGTAACCCCCTTCTATTGAAGATAGACTTTGTACAGTAACCAATACGACGCCCCTCATCATTATTGCCATCATCGCTTGATTTAATACAACGACACAACTTTTGAGCGAGGATTCGATGAGCACGTTCTTTTACTGATTTTTTATTTTTTCGTGTAGCACGATTCCCTTGATAATGATGAAGAATTTTTATATAATCTGCACGGGTTAACTTCATATCTTCATCAATATCATTATCTGTATAATTTGGTAGACTTTTCATCGATCTTATATTATTGGTATAATATAATTATAGAAATAGAAATGAAACCAAAGGTCGTAGTGTTTGATGTGGATGAAACACTCGGCTATTTCACACAATTTTCTATATTCGGGCATGTACTAGAAGAATATTTCAACAAACCTGGTATCATGTATCGTTATTTCAATGATTTAGTTGATTTATACCCGGAAATCATACGACCAAACATGGTTCGTATATTAGATTATATCCGTAAAAAGAAGAATGCGCGTGTTTGTAGTAAGGTCATGATATATACGAATAATGCGGGTCCGGATAAATGGGTCGGACATATTCGCCAGTATTTCGAAAATAAGCTGCGCACGTTTACTGGAGGGGGATCATCTTCTTCTGATACAAAGAGCGGTCTAGCAATTGTGCCTCCGCTATTTGACCATACCATAGGTGGATTTAAACCAAATCAAGAGAGCGCGTCGACGTCATCATCAACATATCCGCAGCGAACTACAAGTCATAAAACAGTGAATGAGTTTATTCGTTGTGGCCGTCTTCCCTCCGATATCGAGATATGCTTTTTGGATGACGTTGAACATCCTAAAATGGTGGATGAACGTGTATATTATATCAAATTACAGCCATATCATTCTTATATACCATTCGAAATGTTCGTCGTACGGTTTCTGAATAGTGTATTGTACCGTGATGTATTTGATAAATTCAACGTTCCGTCGATTACGCCAGGTATATCTTCGGCTGCAAAAAAACAGATTCTCTCGATTGAGATTCATAACCTCTTTGTAAAGTATGCGAATTTATCCGAATATGACGCAAAGGCAAATCAACAAGATCTCAATCCAAGAGAAATCGACGAAATCATCAGCAAATACATATTATACCATCTTCATCAGTTTTTTCGCGAAGGTCCACCACAACTAAGTTTACCGCGCGGATTAAAATCATCATCAAACAGAAGACGTACTATGAAAACATCTAAAAAAAAGACTTCAACACGAAGTCAACATCCAGTATCCGCTACTAGCAATATTTTTTATGTTGATAAGACTACATCTGTTAAGAATATGCGAAATAAGACAATGCGAAAACGATAATTTACGCGAACCAAGACAAACGTCCATCTGCAGTCATGAATACAACGCGTTCTCCAGCGGCTTCTGCTGCAGCCACAGCCTCTTCAGTCGCCACCTTTGACGCTGGCGTCGCGTGTAGCTCATTGAGATAGACGATTCCCTGATCGCGTCGTGCAATGATGATCTCTCGTGCTTTCGCCAAAGCACCATCGAATTTCTCCCGACGCTCATTGTTGACCCATCTCTGATGACGCGCGTTCGAGATATGTCGGTCCCAGTTTCCTTGAGCACCGCGCCATCCGCACTGGCAACTTACCGGTCGAACAACTTCCAATTCATGATACGTGTCATCGAAGAGACGCGTCATGATGACCTGAATCGCATGGTGAAGAACCATTGGGCTTGTTTCGTACCCGGCATTTCCTTCTTCTGGTTTGTAATTCACGAGCAGCTGAAAGATCTCTCGTTCTTCGCCGCGGTGAACGAGATTGTGTTCATCATGCAAGTAAATACTTGCCTCATCTCCACAGAGTTCAATGACGATATCATCTGCAACATCCATGATTTCGTCGAATAGGTCTTCATCCGTTTCTTCGATTTCATTCAACGTCAACCAACAGCGCAACATATCGCCTGGGCGCCGGTCGGCCAATATAGTCCGCTTTTGTTTGTGTAAAGATCCGAGTGCATTCATTCCACGTAAATACTCACCTTCGGGCATTTTGTCTTGATTGTCTTCGAGAACCGCCATCATCGTATCCAGATCCTGTTGTATAGCGTCACTCGCCCGTTCGAGTAAACTTCCGTTTCCGTTTGCTGACATGTAATTTGAATGTATCTCGTCGTCGATCGATACTTACTTTATTCGTTGATAAAAACATTTCAATTTTTTTATCAATGCATGAATGAATCCATGAATGAATGCATGAATGAATGAATTACTTCCCACCGCGGACTCCGTCAACAATATAATTATAAACTGGATGAATGACATCTTTACTCACTGAACTTACTGGCTGTATGATTCGCTCTGCTATTTGTTTTTGAGTATATTGAATAACTGTTTCAGACACAATATGCGTAATCATAATGAATATACACATGTAC